TCCTTTTCCATAGTATAACAGAAGTCTGTCTTCGTGCCTGAAGTATCTAAGGTATATTTCTGGTAATCTCTGACGATGGCATAGTTCCTTGCCCTCTCTGTCGGTATCAACCCCCTTTTAATAAGGTAATAGACAAAGTTTTCAAGGTTGGCATTATCCTCATATACCTTTTTATAGTCAGCGATGATCTGTCTGTTGAACCTGTCCATTACTGTTTTCTTTATTGGTTTATTTGCCATTGCTCAATGAATTTAACTGCATATTTTAAAATCTTAGCTCTATCTCCTGAACACGTGAAGCATACACCATTACGGGGGTTCATCTTCTTATAGAACTGTAGCAACCGTATCAGGCTATCTTTGTCGGGCATAAAAAGACTGTTCTGCACTTTCCTGACAGCATCTTTTACCTCAAGATATTCAAATTCGTCTATCTCCATTTCTTTAGTGGACATTCCTCAAATAACAATCTGCACTTTTTATGTATAAGACAACCACATTGTCCACAGATATCCCCGTGTTTTGATAAACCAAACAGATTGAGAAAGAAACTTGTTCTCCGCTCTCTACACTTAAAACAAACTGCCATCCTCCTTTCATACCTTTCATCTTTTACTTTAGGCATGTAATAGTATAGGATGAGATTGACTGCACCCTCAAAAAATTGCTTCACTTTCGACATTCGATATGCTATTTTGTTGTGCCGTAGTTTCACTTACTACATTAATAACTTTAATATCTCTTATTTGTTTTGCTACCTCTGCCCCTATCCCTGATTCCGTTAATGCACTAGACATAAGCTGCGCATCGGGAGTGATACCACCTAGAGCAAACTTCTTACCTCCCCCTGCGGTATTGATAGCACTTAGCAAAGGTTTAAACATTGCCGTTGATCTCTTATTAATTATACTTTCCCCTCCCTCAGCTTCATGTATTCTTCCCCCCGAACTGAACTTAACACCACCCTCAGCATGGCTCTTACCCTCAAACATACCACCACCAACAAGGCCTCCTTTAGCAAATTTCTGTGATAATACCAAAGCTGAATTTAAACCTGCCCTAGCTACTGCTAAAGCCTGAAGCGTTGCTAATTGTGTTAGTCCAGCAATACCCCCTGTTACTGCATTTGCAGGGTTTAGTGCAGCATTACGGGCTATGGCACTCAACTCAAGAGCAAGGTTCATTCCTATTTCTGCAATGTTTAAGGCTTTCTGTTTCCTAAAGGCTGCCTTTTTTGCTGCTAAAGATTGTACCTCAAACTGTTGCTCTGATATTATACCCTGATCTCGTTGTAGTTTTAATCCATCAAGTTCTGCTTTTGTTCTATTCGTTATCCCATTGCTTACAATACCAAAAACTGCATCTTGTGTTTGTTGTTCTAACTGTTTTTTTTGATTTAATATATCTTTTTCTCGTTCTGTTGTTATTGCCTGCCGTTGTGCTTCTTTTTCAAAAAAAGCATTTAGTTCTTCTTCAAAAGCTAAATCTCTGTTTTGCCTTATCGCATCCCAATAAGCTTGCTCACTATCAATTTTTTGCTTTTGGTGTTCTAGCTTTAAATTAAAAACATCATCAAGCCACTTGTCTAATTCTTTTTTCTGTTTCTTTCTTTCTTTATCATCAACTTTAGTGGTCTTTTTCTTTTCCTTTCGTTCTTCTTCTTCAGCTTTTACTATTGCTTCAGTTTTAGTATTAACATCTTTAATTTCTTCTTGTGTTAATATTCTTCCTTGACTAGATGCTTCCTTTTGTGCTTTGGTTAGTTCCTCCTGAAAGACCGTTAATTTACTGAAAGCCTTTAATTGTTCTTCAGTAAGCTTTACGCTTTGCTTATTTACTTCGTCTAAGGATTCAGCATAGTCATCAGAACCCTCAATAAGTTTATCTAATGCAGTAACAAAAACAAAAGCGATATCAACAAAAGGCTCTATGCCATCAACAATTATTTCTCCTAGTGTTTCTTTTAGATCACCCATAGCATTATCTAACTGCACAAGCTTCCCTGCCCCTGCCGTTGCTGCTTCGGATTGACCCTCAAACTTTTCATTTAACGCTGCTAATGTATTATCAACTCTTTCTGTGCTACCTGCTACGCCTGTTATCTCTATACCATACCTTGACAATGCATTTGTACTACTTCCCACAGACTTAGCAACTAAATCAAAAGCACTACTTAAATCCATGCCTTTGGCTTGTGCCATATCAAGAATTGCAGGGGTAAGCTTTAAAATGGCATCTTCCTCTAATCCCATCTGAGCAAGAAATGCCTGACCCTGAATAGTTGCCTCATCGCCAAACCTTGTTATTTTTTGTAATGCACTTGCTTGGTCTAATAGTGCCTTTGATGTTTTGCCTAGTGCCACCTCAAGAGATACTTCTGCCCTTACTTGTTTATCGAAAAGGTCTATAGATTCTTTAGCAACATTAACAAGCCCCCTCATAGCAATAAAGGCTGCACCAATAGCAGCAGCAAACTTCCCTATCTTCGCACCCACTTCTTTTATTGCACCACCATAGTTACCGACATTTCTATGTGATCTCCCCATAGCTGCATCCATCTTCTTCAGCTTATCGGTATTGCCATTTATCTCTCGTGATAGTTCATTAAACTTCTTTTTACCTTTTCCTAATGGATCAGCGATGCGTTTTAATTGAACCACTAAAGCCTTATTCCTTTCTGTTAGTTGCTCATAACTTCCTGATGCTGCTTTTACTGCATTTTTGTTAGCATTAAATGCTCTTTCTTGTTTTCTTAATTCTGTTGTAAGCCTTTTCTTTTCTGCTTTAAGACCTAATTCTAGTTGCTTTAGTTTTTGTGTTTCTTTTGCATCTAGGTTTTTTGCCTTTGATATGTTTTTAAGCTGGCTCTCTACTGCCGTAAGGTCTTTAATTAACTTACTTGACCCCTCCATTTTAACATCAAAAAATAATACTTCTTTTGCCATTTTATTCTGATTTAAAAACTTTTATATATCTCTCATTCTCCTCATCCTCCATCAATACATCCATAACAACATCATCAACTATTATCTGAACAGTACCGCCATATTCCTGAAGAACGCCATCTTTATCTATCTTTAATGCCGTTACCCTGTCTGTATCACTCGTTCCCGTTCCTATCTGAAAGAGGTCTGTAGTGTTGGCAGTATTGAAACTTCCTAATATCGTCTGGTTGTCACCCCTGCTGATGTTACCACTACCAACAACGAAGCTTCCACTACCAGCATAGGCCATGTTACCGCTGCCATTATCAAGGACAAGAGATGGGTTAGAATAATCGTTGCCCACTAAGATGTCATCATCATCTAATTTGCCACCACTACCACCATGAAAGGGGTTAATGATATGCAGGCTGCCCCTACTATCATCGACCTCACCGAAGTCTTTAGCAGGCTTTGTCGTTCCTACCCTCGTAGTATCAAGCGTTGCTGTACCTAGATTCTCAATTTTAACCAACTCAACCTTTGTTAATCCCCGCTTAGATGGTGAATAGTCTATGATCTTATTGATAACATAATACCCATGCAGGTCTGAGGGCTTATCGATGAAGATGGGCTTCTTGAGATTCAACTCACTCAAGTCCTGAAGCTGAAGCTTGAACATAGCCGTTACCTGTACGCCCTTTTCTATTATCTTGATCCACTTACCATAATATGTCTGAAAGAGGCCATCAGCACCCGTAAATTCTAACTCATCCTGTGTAACATCACCATAACCACTCATTAAGGCCGTTGGTATGCTCGTCTGACTAGTGCCCTCCCAACTCCATGCTCTGTTGCTGCCATCATCATCGGCCTGAGTGCCATAGGACTTTACAAGTATTCGTGGAATCCATTCATAATTATTGTTCTGGCTTGCATCATCACTATTCCAATTACGCCACATCCTAGCTATCAGGGGTGCTTTATCTTTCGTCTTTACTTTCCATCCTCCTATGCCCGTAGCATAGATTATCTTTTTATCCATGATATGATAAGTGGCAGCAAAGGTAGGGTTAATAAACTCCTGTTTGCCTATCATAAATCTGTCATTCATGGTATAGAAGTAATCGCCTACATCAAGATCATGCTCTATATCTCTGGCCTTAAGGTGACCATCAGCACCATCTTTTTTATATCCAAACTTCAACTCTTTCTTATAATCATCAATGTATTTTATCTCGTAGTCATTCTTGTTAAGCTTACCTGTCCAATCATTTGCCGTAGTGGTAGCATCGAAAAAGGAATCTCTGGGTTCGATATATACTGTCTTCATCGCTACATCGGTTCTGTAATATAGGTTGAATAGATGTGTTAAGCCTTTAAGGATATCTAATACCGTATGCTTATCTGAAAGGGTATCTTTAAGGACAACGCTGAAACCCCCCTGTGGTGTTTTGTCAATCTCATTTTCTATATATGATGCTGATGTTATTTTGTAATTATGATAATAATAACCAGCAGAGCCTCCTAATGGTGTTGTGCTTCTTATTTCTAATTCAAAGGTATGGCTTGCAGATGTTGTCATATAGCCCGTATTAAAAGAAAAAGATTTGCTTTCACCAAAACCCAACGTAAAAACCTTTAATGTTTTATATGTTGTTGCACTACCATCATATTGTTTTAAAAGCACAGTATAAGTATTACTGATTTGTGTATAAGACAATGTATGCTCTAATACAAAATTACCTTTGAACTTTACATCATATACACCATTAGCAGAATATTTATATGTTGTGGTATTATAAAGCGTTCCCGTATCAAAATTAGGGCTTGTGCTATCATTATTTAAGGGAACTGTAATAGTATGAGTATTATATTGAGGAAAAGTTAAGTCTTGATTTGTTTGTATCTCTGTATGATCTGTTGTTCTCCCTGCCCTGAATTTTCTTGCATCTATATAAGCATCACTAACACCAAAGCCATGACCATGATAAGGAAGCACCAACTTCTTGAAGTCTAGGGTATCTAAAAAAGTAGAGTTTATAGTATAGCCTGCTTCCTTAAAGCCTGCATCAAGGATTGCCCTGATATATACTGCTGGCCTCATATCATCGACAACAACACCGCTGCCATTCTTCCAACTGCCATAGTTAATAAGAGGATAGAAGTAACAGTATGAACTTACTGTCTTCAGGTCACTATAACTCCCCGACCAGCTTGCTTCAATCGTTGCCTTATTAAGTGTATGATCGGTATTCGATGAAACAGTATCGAACTCTGTTAACTCATTAAGGTATAATGTTTCTAGCTGCTTAACCCAATCGCTATTGTCACCAATTATCTGCAACACATATTCTTTCTTCTTGCCTTTAGTGATCACGTTCTTTACTTTCACCTCTCCCCTCAATACAGGAGTGCCATCTACCTTTATGATGCAGGGCTTTCGTGATAGCATCTTATGGCCTGCTGCCGTATAACTGCTTATATCATCAACATATGTGTTAGGATTCCAGATGTCGTGAAGTATGGTGTTGTTATTCTTTGTTGCAGGCACATTGAACGTCTTGGTATAACTCCCTGATCTAATACTTAAATTCTTTATATCAGCAATAAGGTAGTTGATGCTCATGGGGAACTCATCACTATCTTTTATGTCAAGCTGCCCTGCCGTTCTCTCAGCACCACTAACATAATAATCCCTTATCTCTACTTCTATCCTAGACATTTATAACATTTTGATATGCATAAGTATAATTTATCTTCACTTGGATCAGGTTTTTATCATCATCGATGGTCTTAACCTGAGAGTCAGTTATCAGTATCGGCACATTATTGCCACCCTCAACGACATATACTTCAGGTGAGGTGAACAACTCCTCAAGCCATTGCCTCTTATCACCATTAAGTAATCCTGAATAAGCACTAAAGGTGTTCTTCGACTCAACGGCATTGATACCCGTTTCTGAGTCATACACGTTGAAAGAATAGTCTAAGTTCTGCTCATATAATGCTTTGCTCTGGTTCTGCCCTCTGCTGAAAGCACCATCGAATGTCCAACTATCGAAACCCCCTAATCTGTTGAGCCAATTGAATCGTGTTGAATAGTCATGGCATTTTCTGTCTATCTCAAAGGTCATCATCTCTGATATGTTGCCTAGTGCTGCTGCATCATTGAGATGAACATTATAATATGCCACCGATGAAGTGATTATTGGCAACGTGCCTGTATTACCGCTATGCATATCACCCGTAACGAGATTGGCAAAGTTTGAACACCCAACTCCTAAGTCATGCCTCACTAAGCTGGGGTCGGCATCGATCTTAAATACTGTTATTAAACTGTCAGAACTGTTATAAGTATCTACCCTTATATATGTATCTGAGGCTGAAGATGTATCTATTGCTGATAGTAAATAACTCTCATCGGTCTTAATCTTTATTCTGCTTGCTCTTGTTACTGTTTCTGAGCCACTACGAGGGAAGTTAGTGAGGAACTTCTTCGTTGATGATACCAATTCATAAGCACTAAAGCCCTGAGTATCTTGGTGCTGATATACACCATTAAAGATATAACATACATTACCACTAAAGCCTGCCGTTGATGCTTCAGTAAGAACATTCGTTGCAGTATTCTTATATATCCCTCCGACAACAATATAAAGGGTTTTCATGCTATTGGCAGCACTTAAGTCACCCTCACCCCCCAATGCCTGCAAATCACTCGTTATATAATTACGTGCCACCCCTGAGATATCAAAGGTGAACTGTGTATGGTCTGCCGTTCCTCCTGTCTGGTCAAGGTCAGGGTCTTGGATGATGGGGTTATTATTGTTTACTACCGAACCATTGATATAAAGTTTTATTGATGACCTTACTAATTCCAATGAGCCACTTGTATCAGGGCATTCAACTTCATAGACAATAGGTCTGTAAACGGAATTAATGGAGTCATCTGTTGGTTTTGAAAGTATTGCTATCGCCATTATGCAAGATTTTTATTTGTGTTTCTGATATAGTTTGTAATAGATGTATTTATCTGATTTTTAAAGGCCTTACTTACAGACGTTTTTATTAAATCTTTATTTGTCTTTGCCGTATGGCTTATCCATGCCGTTCTTCTGCCTACACTAGAATGTGCAAATGAGCCTTTTCCTTTAGGTGTTCTTCTCCCCGTTGTAGGTATGCCCTCTAAATATATGGCTCTTGATATAGCAAAAGCAATGCTTCGAACCTCTTTATTTGATGATGCTATACCTTTCTGTGCTACCCATCTCATGAGAGGTGCTATAGGCACATATTTCCCTGCCTGCCTTTTCTTTTCCAGAAAAAGACCGTATTCATTACACCAAAACACGAGCCTGAAGCCACTAGGGTTTAATAGTATATCTTTACGGAATGAGTTTATAAGTGACCCTGTTGCTTTATGGCCTTGATTTATTAATTCATTAGCAAATGCTTTTAACATCTTAGAACCCAGCTTATCAAGTTCTGCTTTTATTAATTCAAATTTCGCCATTAATAACTAAATGTTCCTGTATCACAATCACTATAAACAGACAAATTAATAGTTGCCTCAACGCCTGCCAATTTATCAACGCCAACAACTTCAACAAATTCTATATTCACCACATCTTGATCATTGCTGGGCATATTCCATGACTGAACACTTGTCACCTCTGTAGTATCACCCAAACTTCTGCTCCTGAACTCCCTGAGAAACTGCTCCATAAGGTTCATCAGGTCTTGCTGCTTATTAGCATATGTCTTAGTTGCTTTCTGTGATTCCACATAAGTATCATAGATGCCAAATGATATCTCAAATGTTTTAAGTTTCTTTTGGAAGTCAGGAAAGGAAACACCCCTCTGCTTGTGAAGTATCAATAATGGTTTTGTGTTTTGTCTTGATGTGTTGATTTCATCAGGGTTGCCGTACTTAAAACTACTTATTCCTGATTGTGCTGCTGCTATCGTACTAAATTCCGTTACGATATCTGTAAAATCTGCCATGTTACTTTTTTACGTTGTTTTTTTTAAAATGTTCTTTTTGATAATCGATTCTGTAATTGATGAGGTTCATGACATCATAAACGGGCATCCTTTCAAGTTCTTTCATCTTCTTTAAATCCCCCTCCGATGCCATATATAATACGTTGTACCACCCATATTTACTCAGTCTGTTTTGACCGCCCTCACTTCCTCTAAAGATTGCAGTAAATGTTTCAAAGATTTTAGTTTTTGTCTTATCAAAAAAAAAGCTATCTGCCAGACTACATCCATAGGTAGTTCCTTGAATACTTCAGCCCTCTCTTTTACTTTCTGATCGTTATAATCTTC